ATAGGCGTGGCCAATCATGCCGATCAGTCCGCCACCGGACTCGTTATTGAAACGGTTCTTGATCTCATCCCATGCGCCAGCGAGGCCGCCTGGCTTGGGCGGAGCGGAGTTCGCTATGTCTGTGAACCCGGCCGCCGCCCAAGGGTCTCCGGTGGCCGTCGGCGCTGAAGGTGGCGGCGCTGAAGGCGGCGGAAGTTCCCTGAAGCCAGCCCCCGACCATTCGTCTGGCGATACGGTGACAGCGTCAGTCATAGGTTCATAGGCCTCTTACTTACGCCACCCTTACTTACGCCGCCATAGTGGAGATACTTGAAGTCCAGCATACCGGAACCGGTACGGACTCGAATTGTCTCCCCAGGCTGCACCTTGGCCTTCATTGCCTCTTGCGGCGAACTAAACTCCCGACTGGAAAGCAATGTCGGATCCTGTCTCTCCTGGTCCGTCATGGCGTGGTGGCTTCCGAGTTTGTCTGACAGTTCCTGATCAAAGCCGGCATCGAGGATGCCGCCATGTTCTTTTTTGTATTTGATAGCCATTTGACCAATCTGACTGAGAAACGAGCCGGTACGCTCCTTGAGCGTAGTCAAGTAAAGATTTGCCGCCGTCGGGTTTTCTATACTGGCCGAGGATTTGATCATCTGCTCGACTTCGGGGGCAAATATCCGGCCCGCCGATCCGGCCCCGCCTTCCTCCGAAGATGCCTTCAGGAGCGACATTTGATTGAGAACGGAGTTCGATGTGGTTTTCAGCAATTCGGCCTGCAAATCAGGCAGTTTGCTGGTTGCCGGAAGGCCTACCAACCTGGCGAGCTGAACCGTCTTCCCTGCCGTTTCAGCCCCAAGGCCGGTAAACATATCAGGATGCTGCAGGAGAGAGCGCGCCTCTTGGGCGTCATGCACCATCGTGCTACCGGTGCGACCTTGGCCAACAAGGCTTTGATAGAGTTTCCCGGATTGATCGATCTCCTGCTTTTGGATCGCGGTTTTTTCGGAGGCGCCCGAAGTAAGGTTCTTTTGCTCAGGCGTGGCCTCCGTGTCCTTTAGCGCCGCCTCGCGATACTGCTTGGCCTGGTCCGTGAGTTGTTGCGCGCGGTCCTGCAACGTCTTCACGGCGGCCGGCGATTGACCATAGCGCGATGCCTGCTGCAGAATTAGTGCGGCATGCGCGTCGAGACGATCGGCTGCCACAATGCGCCGGTCCTGCTGGCCATTATTTGCCGTCTCGCGCGATGATGTAGGTACCGCAGGCTGGCCGGTGGTGCCGTCCTGGGTGATCGTGCCGCCACCTACTGGACCAGGAGGCGCACCCTGCTGATCGCGATTGCCGGCAAACGGCGCTGGCTGGCCGCCAAGGCCGGCGCCACCTTGCGGGCCGCCGCTCATGATCTGCGGCGGCGACGTTCCCGGCTTGTACGGGAAGATCGAGCCGCCGCCCGTGCTCGGGTGCTCGCCCGTGATGCCGCTGGGGCCGGTCGCTGCATTCGGCGCCATCGGCGTGAATGTCTGCGGCGGATTGCCTTGGCCACCTTGCGGCGCCGGCTGGCCGCCGAGAACTGCCTGATTGCCGGCTGCATTGCCCTGCTGCAAGCCCATTTGGAAATATGGCTGCGCGGCTTCAGGGCCGCCGATCGCCAGCAAGCGGGTTGCCATTGCATTGTAATCGGGATTTCCCTGCTGATCGGTAGGAAACCCGTCCTTGAACGCCGTCTGCAGGGCGCGCTTGACGCCGTACTGCTGGCCCTCCTGATACGAAGTCGGGAGCGACGCGATCTGTGAGCCGAGGTCGAATTTCGGCAGCGAATAGCTGGCGCCTTCCGGTCCTTTCACCGTCAGATAGTCTTGGGGACCGGCCATCGATCAGTCCTTTACGCCGCAGCAATTTTGGCGGCGGCATTGGCGCCGCCGAGGAGCGTATTCCACAAGTTGCCGGACGCGGTGTATTGAGCGAGGTCCGCGTTGGCCTGGGCGTTGCCGATGCCCGTGGCCGCGCCATAAGCCGCATTGCCCTGGCCCTGCAGGCTCTGGTTCAGTTGACTGCCGGTGCCCTGATTGAGCGCGGCAAGGAGCTGCCCGACATTGACGTTGCTTCCGGCGAGGCCCGAGGCGGTGCCGAGATTGGCGCCCGCAACCTGATTGCCGTAGTTCTGATTGGCGCCGGCGATACCCTGCGCCGCTGCATTTGAAGCGCCGATATACGGCTGCAGATTTTGCAGGTAGCTTTGCCAGCCCTGATTGGCGAGGCCGGAAGCCTGTTGCAAGGTGTCGACATTCGTCGCACCCGAATTGGCCTGTCCTGTCGCCTGCTGATTGCGCAGCAGGTTCTGCATCATCTGATCCATCTGGAACTGGTAGCCGGGGTTGTTCTGAAACCCCGAGAGCGCCTGAGCATTACCGGCTGCGCCGCCAAGACCGAGCGCATTCCCGTACTGCGCTTGCCCGGCCTGTGCCTGCTGCAAATTGGTCTGGAACGGCGCCGTCGAGTTGGCGAGCGATTGCCCGAGCGCGCCGGTCGCGCCGGTCAGGCCTGAACCATAAGCATTCGTCGCGTTGCCCAGCGCGGTATTCAGCGCGCCGGTGCCGGTGCCGAGCGCGCCCGTGAGCGCATCGCGGCCCTGGCTGAAAAACGGCGTTAGATTGGCGTAGCCCTGTTGAATGCCGGCTTTCTGCGCATCCGCAGCGTTCTGCGCGTCCTGCCCGCTAAAGTAGTCGAAGAGGCCGATGACACGTACTCCTCTAGACCAGCCGTACCTGCACGGCGTTGCCGACCCTATAGAGGCCTCCGATTGGCACCCCGGCCGCCGCGGCGGCGGCGTCATTGGCCGCGCTCACGAGCGGCCCCGGTGCCGCGATGAAGCGATTGACGTAATCGAGCCACGCCCCGAATTCGGTGGTCGGGACGCCATTCTGATGCACGACCGACATGCCGGCCGGGCCGAGTGGCTTTGCTCCTGCCGTCATGGCGGCGGCTCCAGCGGATTGCTCGACATCGTACCGCCGAGGAATCCGTCATAGACAGGATCGCTGCAATCGACCCGCCAGCGCACGCCCTGGATGCCCGACATGCCGCGCGACTTCACCGAGGCGCGCACGCCCTTGACGTGCTGCTGCGTCCCGATCTGCCGGATTGCGGGATAGTCCCAGGTAATGCCGCCGTCCTTCGAGCACGAGATGGCGCACACAGGCGCGATCATATTCGGCGGCGCCGTGACATCGGTCACCGTTCCGCCCGAGGTCCATGCATTGGCCCACAACGAGCCCTGCAGATCGATGTGCATCGGATCGACTATGGTTGCCGGCCAAGTCCCGTTTGCCTCAGTCGTGCCGCCGACGCCATTGACGTTGACCTGATCGTTGTTCTTCATGCCCGAGCTCGAGATGACTTGCAGCCGGACCAGATGCGAGGGCGAGGCCGCCGTCCCGACCACATTGGTAACGAAACTGGCGACATTCTCGCCGACGCCGAACACGAAATTGAAATCCGCGCGCGCGATCCTGGTCTGGCCGGGGAATGCACTTACTGGTCCGCTCTCGATCCGCGAGCGTAGCGGTGCTCCGTCCTCGGTGAAGTTCTGGCTGTCGGCGAAGATCAGGTTTCCCGACTGCGTATCGCCCATAAGCCATTTGCCGAAGGCGTTGTGACCGCCGACGCCGCGCCACGGGCCGTAAAGCCCGGTCAAGGCATTGAGGCTCTGCCGCTCGTTCCACTTCTGCGTCGAGAGGTTGAACTGCCAGGTCCAGGTGGATGACGTGAGCGTCCAAAACTTGCGCCCGGCCGAGATGTGGACTCCGGCCTTGATCGTGTCGTTGGTCTTGACCGCAAACTCGATTAACGTATTGAGCGCGGGCGGCGAGATCGCCGGGCCTGGTTGCAGCGTGTTGTATGGCAGATGATAGACGTTGAAGTCCTGCGCCACCCAGATCAGGTCATCGAAGCCGGTTTCCCATCCCGCGATTGCGCTCTGCTGCACTAAACCATACGGCAGCGTCATGAATCTTGTATAGGGATAGGCCGGCGTCGGAGCCGCGGTGTCCTGCCAGACCTCGCAGCCGCCCGTGGTGAAAAAGTACATCATGCCGTTGAAGGCAATGCCGCGGAGCAGGACGACATCCGACTTCGATTGCAGCTTGACGAAGGTGAGCGCGTTCTGCGTCAGCGCATTGATCCCCGAAGCAAAGACGCGGCCGTCCGCGATCGTGAAGTGAAACACGCCATCCTGGAACGCCACGCTGTTGGGCTGCGGCAGCACGCCGCCGCCGTTGTAGGCGACCGGGGCTGCTCCTCCGGTCGATGAGAATGCTCCATCTCCGGGGCTGACGATCACGACATCGACGGTGACGGCCAGATCGCGCGCGATGCTGATAGGAGCCGTCCCCGGTATGCTGCCGAGCGAGGTCACACCGCCGCCGGCGTCGACCGTCGAGAGGTTGTTGTTCCACACCTCATAGGACAGATTGTTGACGATCAGGCCACCGCGATAGCCGGTTTGGGACGTGACGGCGTGGCGTGTCAGCCCAGGCGATCGTCGCCAGACCTGGGCCGATGGTCCGGTCGGATGCTGCGCCTCGCCTAACGCCTCCGCATAGCGATTGATGACCCGGCCCGCGCTCTCCTGCGTATTGTCGCCGGGATGCAGATTCGATCCAGGGAACGAGCTCAACGGCCATGGGATCGGGACGTGCGGGGTATTCGGCATCAGAAATAGTCAACCTTGAGCGGCTCGAGCGTGGGCTTGAGCCTGGTCATTTGCTTGAGCGACTTCGCGGCCGCGCCGCCGCCGACCTCGACTGTCACGCCATCGCCGAGGCCGGCATTCATCATTTCGGTGCGGTCCTGCCCGGTGTAGCTGAATTTCGCGCACACCTCGCCGGCGATGATCGCTGCGAGGTCCATGAACCAGGCGCCGGGAATGGAGGTCGTGTCGTAGCTCGACAGCGTGACGATCTCCAAGCCGGCAAGCTTGCGCAGGATGCCGTCATAGGCCGAGAAGACATAGTTATAGTCCTCGGGGTCGACGGGCTGGCCGGCCGACAGAATGCCCAGATGTGCCAGCACCTCGGAGATCAGATCGTTGAGCGTGCGGTACTGGCCAGCGTAGGGAGCCATGGGTTACCTCGGGGATCGGGTTGTCCCGGAAGGATGCAGCATGTCCTCATGGTCCGCGTGGAACATGATAGCCGTTTTGACGTTATGGCCCTTGGCCTTTAGATCGTCCACGAACACCCGCAACAATTGATTGATGTCGTGCGGATTGCTCTTGTTGTGGTGGTTCCCGGTCACCTGAATGAAGATACCTGTGTCACCGGTTATTTGCGCGCCGCTCGTGCGCAGAAATGCCTTGCGATCTTCGGAGGCGTACCGTTCTGGATCATTGAGCCGGTCTTGTTCTGCTTGGGTGGTATTGGCCATCTGATTGTCCTTTCATGTTGAAGTTCACATATCGCCGCCGTCATTGCTGGCGTGCTTGATGCCGAGGTTGCTGTTCATCTGCTCGACCTTCATGTCGAAGAACGGCCGCAGCATCGCAATATCCTCCTCGCCGACGCCGATCCGCTCGCGCAGCAACTTCTCGTCGTCCCAGCGATTGACCATTTCCCGCGGGGTCTGCTCGTCGCTGCCATCGGTCCCCGCCGCCGCGAACCAGGCTTGCGCCCAGGAACGGTATTCTTCCGCGGTTTGCGGCTTGCGGCCGTGCGCGATCGGTTTGATGAATCGCGGGAACCCTTCGACCTCGAAGAACGGATTGTCCTTCAGCCGATCCGGCATGAAGGTGAGTGTCCTCACGGTGCGCGTGGTATGGGTTCCGTCGGCCGCGACATGGTGTTGGGGCATGTCGTCCTCGAAGTAATGCCGCTTGTTTTTTCGTGACATCACGACAGGCTTGTTGGCGACAAAAAGAACCCCGTTCACGGTCGCCTGCGACTTGTCCTCGGGGCCAGGATGGAACGTGACCTTGAGTTCAGCTTTCGGCTCCGATTTCTCGGCGGTCTTGGCGCGGGTCAGTTCTGCGGTGCTGTTCATTTCTCACCTATGGGACGACTGCTGACCGCCATCCGCTGCTGCTCCCCGCGAGATTGTTCGGGACGCGCACGAAAATGGCGGATTGCCCTGCTGGAACGGCGAGCACCTGATTGACGGTGCCGTTGTTGAACTCGCCCACCGCCGGGAAGGCGTTGATCGAGCTGGGGCCGTCATTGATGACCCACACCATGGGTCCGGCATCACCGGAGAGCACGCTCTTGAGGATGACGCTGGTTCCGGCGCCACCGCGCACCACGCGGACGCCTTCTCCGAGTATCGATGTAGCGCCGGCTTGCACGGTCACGCCGGTGGCGCCGCCGGCGGTCTGATTGTCGTCGAGCACCGTACCGGCGAGCGAAAGGCTATTCAGCACAGCGTTATTGGCTAGGCTCATGGATTTATCCTTTCATGGAGGAAGGGGCGGGGAGATCCCGCCCCGTTGCCCTCAGCATCCGGGAGCGGTGGCGCCGAGTGCGACCGGCCCGCATAGTCCGTCATTGGGAGCGGCGTATTCCAGCACGATGGCGGCGGCTCCAGCCGTTGCGGGCGAGGCGCCCGTGTACGCGAGATTTGCCCAGATATCGAAGCCGCCATTGCTCCCGGTCTGGGCAATGCTGTTGCCGGTCGATTGCACACCGAGGCCGGTCGCCGTGACGATGGTCAATTGCGTGACCCCGGCGGCGCCGTGCGTCGAGGTGCCAGCCACGAGCAATGCACCCGTGCCGGAGGCCGTGCTCAATGCAACGGTGTCGGTGGTGGTGGAGTTGAACGAGGTGAATACCTCAAGGACGCCGCGCAGGATCCATGAATTGTATGGAACTGCGCCGACTTTATAGGAGCAGTTGCCGGCCGTGGCAGGGAGTGGGCAGGAATTGAAGTTGACCGGGAACCGCATGTAGTGGACTTGCTGGGTCGGGAATATGCGCGGCGAGAACACGGGTTGAGCCGCGACATAGAGCCCAGATCCGACGACAAGCAGAGCAAGAGCGAGGCCGGCAAGTAATCCGCCGCTCACCCGCGAGATCAAGTTCTTCATGGGATTGGCTTTCGTTGATGTGGATGGAACGGCGGAACCGACGCTGCCGTCTCCTGACGAGCAGCAGCGCCGGGCCGATAGAACCGCGAGGGCAGCCGCGGCTCTTATGTGTCATTCGCCGAGGCGAAATACCCGTAGAAGATGCCCCAGCTCTTGTAGTTTCCGGCCGGGTTCGCCTTGGCGATGGTCTTGAGGCCATAGGCCATTTCGACGCCGACGCCGCGGAAGAACTGGTAGTCGTCCTCTTTGAGGAACGTCGGGCGAGGCATTCTGCCCCACGCCCAGGCCATGGCGGATTGTCCGCACATGAACACGGGCGCGATCTGGATGCCGCCGGCGCCTGCGGTGGTGTAGGTCGTGGGCAGCCGGATATCCATCTCCGGGATCTCGCGGAAGATCATGCCGTTGTAGAGCAGGTCGCCGTCTTGGAAGAGCGGGTTCTTGTCGAGCCCGTCGCCTTCACGCGGACGCGCCTGGGTATTGGCGTTGATGATCGTGGTGTCGAGCTGGATGTCGCGGAAGCAATTAGACCCCACGAAGACCACGAAATATTCCCGGCCGTTTTTCAGCTTGTAGGGTCTGATCCTCGGGTTGGCTTTTTTGGCCAGCCGCTTCATCTTATTTGCCGCGGCGGCGCTGAAGGTCATGCCGGACGTGACATTAGCGGCCGAGGTTGCCCAGTTGCCGGGCGACAGGTTGCCTTGGCTGCCACCAAACAGGA